ACCCGGCCACGAACACGGAACTGTGGCGGCGCATACCCGGCTGGAGGTTGCGTCTCATGTGGCTTCAGGCATGGGTAAAGCGCGATAAGGCGGCTCGAATCTCATATCGGGCTTGGCTGTACGCGAATGCTTCGGGCGGCGGTCAATGGTTGGCCGCTGACATGTTGGACTGGAATCAGGAGGTAATCAAATGAGCATCGTATGCAAGACAATTAACACGACCGGCAAGCACCTGTATGGCGCCACGGTGGAAGCGTTTCTACGAAAGGGACTACCATATTTCAGTCTTATCGGATTACCGGACGCAAGCCTATCCGATACGCGAGAGCGTATCAAGGTCGGAATGCAAGCAAGCGGTATCACATGGCCCGACTGTCGCATCAACGTGAATCTTGCGCCGGCGTCAATGGGCAAGGCTGACGGAATTTGTGACCTTGCCATAGCGTTGGTGGTTCGAGGGCTGGCTGAATACAATAATAATCCAGATTATGATCTCCACGTCTACCTGGCTGGGCTTAGGGGGCTTGTGGCTATCGGCAAAATCAATGCCGATGGTGACGTGCATTCCACTCCCATTAGCGCCAAGGACGTAGTGGCCTACGCGGTTAAGCATGGCGCGAAGCGTGTCTTGGTGCCATACTCGAGCTTTCTGGACTATCTCAGCGTTGAGGATAGCGAGGCGACTGAGATTGATTCTTGCATTATAAAAGGCGTTGAAATTTTTGGCATTAAAAATCTGACCGAGGCTTTCTCAGTCGTTGACGGTTTCGGGAACGCCGGCAACTCGGATATCGGCGGTCTGAACGCCAAGCGTATGGAGCTGCCTTGCATGAGGTGTGGAAATGGTATGACGAAGCGGGGGAGAGCGGGGAAAGCTATATGCTTGACCCGGATAATCTCGCCAAGTTCGCCGCCAACCTGTGCAAGGAGTATGAGGCGGATCGTCATGCCGGTGACTGAAACGGTGCGCAAAGGCGGCAGGCTCATACTCCGTTGCCGTCGTACCCATAAATGGTGTTACGCGAGCGAGTTGGACGCGAGGATAACCGCCAGTCGCATACAGGCGAGAAAACGCAGCGGTCATGAGGAATGGCGTGCCTACAAGTGCCTATTCTGCCATCGGTGGCATCTGACCAGCCAACGGCGTTCGACAGTTGATGAAGATGATTGAATGTGGGCCTGATTATACGAAAACATGCTTTTCATCCACTGAAACCCGTGACAATCAATAAAAAATAGATTGTCACGGGTTTCAAACTATGATAGGCGTGTTAAAAGCCGCCACTGCCTCTCCTGGAAGCACACTAGGGCGGCACTATCATATATTTATCCGTTAGCGGAGTCTCCGCTGCCAGTACAGGGTGTCCGCCTTGCGTTCCAATTCCGGCAGATCATAGTAAAAGCGCCGCAGTGTTCTGCCGATAGGTTTGGCCGCACGTGCCATACGCTTCATGCCGCGAGTCAGAACGCGCATTGAAGCCGTCATGTCAAGCAATGACAGCCGTATCCCAGCCGAAGCGTCATGTATCGTCTGATTCATGTCGGTCATAACTGGCCCTTGGCTTTGCGCGTGTAGTATTCCTCAGCGGTCAACAGTTCACGTGGGTGGAGGGATTCGACCATTCCGCGCCATGAATAGAATGTACGGCAATGACTTGCTTCTCCGTCGTACCATCCCACGCTTAACGGCTGAGCGGGCTGGCCAACCCTATTGAGAACGAGAAGGATTCGACACCAGCCAAAAGAGGTTTTCAGCCAGTATTCACCTGAATCAAACGGCATGTAATAGCCAGTCAGCCCAATCTTCTTGGGTGCGGGACGGGTGGCATAGGCGAACTCGTTTTTAAGCACCACGAGTTTTAGATAATCGATATTTATTCCAATTCGGGACTTCAAGCATGGGTGTGACTTGCATTCGGCGGTATTGATTTCAATGCAATCCGGCCAATCAGTGCGGGACTTGAACTGGTACACGTTCGTGCTGCCTTTGACGTGAATCAGATCGCCGGGCTTCAGGTCATCCCATGCGACGCGAATCTTCTTCATTCCGACTCCCTTTCGATAAGCTGTTCCATTTCCGTCACGTTGTCCTGCTTGCGTTTCAACGCGCTGCAACGACGTACCCACTCGTGTTTACGCTGATAGACGTTGGTTATCCCATCGTTGCCCAACAGTTCGTTACAGGAACAGACAAGCTGGGGAACATCCGACTCCAAGTCCGGTTGCACGATAGGGTTCTCCCCGCAGACAGGGCATTCGGAAACCGGCTCGTCAACCACTGTCTTCAACAGTCTGCAACCGATATTCCACCTCTGAACTTCCTCGTCATAAATCGGGGCAAACGAGAAGATACTCGCGGAATGATCGCACCATTCCGATAGCTGCCACGTATTTTTTTCTAGACAGTAGTAGTGGTAGTTACGGGTGACGCGTACATGCTTCGGTTTGGGTGTGCATCCGCAGATGGGGCATGACTCCACTGCCGGTGGTTCGGGCTTCGGTGGTTCGACCGGTTCCGGTTCCTCCCGGTGAAACAGTCGTTTCAGCCAGTTCATGCGTTCCTCGCTTCCATCGACTCATTGAATGCCTTTACGAAAGCCTCAGCGCCGGCACTGAGAGCGGCATCCAACTGGCGCAGGCTGAAGTCTCCCCGCACTCCCACGACGCAAGACTCATTGGCGCTGGGGAATTTCATATTGGGTCCCGCACCGGTCGTATCTACCTTGACCGGAACATTAACCTTGAGTACCCCAAGATTCTCGTCTTTCCAGTTCAGGTTCAGCTCCAGCGGCACGGAAGCATCGAACACATGCTTGTTCTCCTCGCTCACTTCTTCCTCCGCTTCTTCTTGCCCAGGCCTGTCACCTGAATGCTCGGATACTTCTTCTTTCCCATGTCAGCCTCCTAGGTAAAGGGTCTTCTGAATATCCATGCCGTATTCGGTGATGCCGCGAGTGGTGACCATCGATTGATATTCGGGAGCAATAAGATGCACATCCACAGTGTCGTCCTTCATGTCATCCAACGACGTGCAATCCACGAAGATCACGTAAGGTTTGCCGCCCAGCACTTTCGACAGCGCCTTGCGCACGTCGGCCTTCAGGTCAGGGTGGCACGCATTCTCTTCATCATCCAGCAGACCGCTCATTCGCTCGCCTTCACCCACAGGCAGACGAACAGCACCACGAGCAACACAAAAACCAATGGCCCGTACAAGGGGAGCAATACCAGCCACCAAGCCCAATCAATGACATGGCAGAGCTTCAAAACGATGAACACAATGCCCAACAAGGCGAAGAAACCACCGCCGATACTCACGTTCACACCTTTCTTTTCCAATGAGAATCCTTTCAGTACAGAGTGGGCATATCCAACTGCTCGGGCTGCTGGTAGATGAACCGGCTGATGAACCAGCCGACACCCTTGGCCGTGAACACGCTGTACGGGCGAGCCATGTCGCCGTTATGCTTCCTGCCAATACGCTGCCTCAAGTAGCCGGGCTTGATGCCTTTCATGGTGGGAGCGTTGGAATGCTTCTCGATGTAACCGTGATCTCGCAGTGTCTTGAATACGCGGCTCATAGTCATCGTCGGGTCGATTTGCTGGAAGTTGCGGGACACCTGACGAATATCGATGGTGCCGTCCAACTGGACGAACTGAGAGCCGATGGCGGCGTATGGTTTCTGCCGGTCGAGGATGCGGCTGATACTGCCGAGAGTTTCCTGCGCTTCAGCCAACTGGTGTCCGCGCTTCTCGGACTCCGAACGTAGTTCGCCCACCTGAGCCTTAAGTTGTTCGATTTTGCGTCCTGCCGCGAGTATGCCTTTTGCGATGATGTCATCTTCGGTGTCGTTCTCAGTCACTCGGATGGCGGCACCTTCATTGAAGTACTCGTCCAAGGCGTCGGCGGCTTCGCACTGGTAGGCTTCGATTTTCGCGCGAAGTTCCTTGCGGACTTTGCCGGGGTTGATGTTGGCAAGCCACATGGTCATCGTGCGCCTGTCAATCATCGCCATCTCACGGTTCTTGCCGTCCGCGCCAACCATAGGCATAATGACTACGGTTGCCCACGGCTTCTCTTTCAGCTTGCGAAGCTGAGTCCAGTAGTCCACATCAAGGTTTTCGCACATGCGCCTCAATGACGCCACCCATGAACCGTCCTTGGTCGCGGCCTCGATGGCGTCACCGTGGAACGGTACCTGAATCAGATTGCTGTTCACTCGTTGTCTCCTTCCTTGGATTGGTTTTGTGCGGCTTGCATGATCTCCCACACGTCCGCGTTCTCGGACAATCCGGTTGTGAGCCGGTAGAAATCACTGAACCTGTAAAGCG